AAACTCCCGTTGGGTTCTCGGTGGCGGGCACCGGAGCGACCGGGCCGACAGGGTCGTGCAGCGCAGGCAGGCCGACCGGGCGGCCCAGCGGACCCACAGACAGCGGCACCATGTCGGCCTCGGCCTTCTGCGCCTCAGTCATGGGGTCGAGTCCACGGCGAGCGCGAATCTCCGACGGGGTGATGATCTTCCCGGCGAGATCCAGTAGGTCCACCTGCGACTGCGTGTGCGTGTCGGTGCGGAGGAGCACCGAAGGGTTGAACTTGACGTACTGGTTGCCCGGGAGCAGCCCAAACATCGCGTCCTCGAACCGCTTGAGCCAGTGCCCCACGGAGTAGGTGAGGAAGTCCAGGCCTCGAGCCTGCACGTTGGTGTACTGCATGCCGTGGCCCGTGGGCCCGTCCACCATGGCAGCAGGCACGCCGAAGAACTTGGCGATCATGGAGATGTTGGCGTTCTGGGTGGCGAGGAACTGGCTCTCCTCAGGCTTCACCTGGATCTGCGTGTACTTCAACCCGAGACCCAAGACCAGCGGCTCCCGACCGCGGAGCGTGGACATCACCCGGTCCTTGATGGTGACGGCCTGGCCCTGGTTGACCTGCTGGTCGGACTCGAGGACGGCCTTGGGGATCCCTCCACCCTCGAAGAAGCCGTTGGCGAACTGGCGAGACGAGATGTCCAGGCCCAGCAGCGCGGCTGCGTACGAGATAGGCGACAGGCCCTCCACGGCGCCCGGCATGGTCAGCCCGCGCACGTGCCACATCCGGTCGTTCGGAATGATCTTGTCGTTATGGGTGTAGCGGTAGGTGATGCGGCCCGTGTTGCGGTCCACCTGCACCTTGACGCTGTCTGGGTTCAGGAGGTGGATGGAGTTGGGATAGCCCTGGCTGTCGTATCCGATGAGGCCGTACACGTTGCCGCGCAGCAGCATGGACACCATGGCCATGTACAGCCACTCCGACTGGGTCATGCCCGCGTCGGGAGTGATGAGCCATGCCGGGTCGGCAATGCGGCGAGGCACCGCAGTCGGGTCCGACGGCTTACGGAAGCACTCCAGAGGCATCTGGCTGACGGTGCCCGCCAGCAAGTTCACGCACGCCCACACCGTAGGCACCGTCATGGCCGAAGTGGGGTTGGAGTTGACGTTCACAACCCCGCTGGGGTCGGACCCGTAGAACGGCGGGATTTGTGGCTCGGGGAAGGCCTGACGAGTCTCTCGTCCGAGGAAGAGGCCCACGCGTGGTCCTCCTCAGGTGGTCTAGGGGTTGTGCAGGATGAAGCCCATGTCAAAGGTTGACCCCTAAAGGGGCCGCCCTAAGCGGCCCCTCAGTGCGAGTGGGTCAGGGCAGTTCGGCGACGGGGATCGTGGTGTGCCCGATGTAGTGCTGCACGTCCCCGGAGTAGGCGTACGCGCTGTACCAGACCTGCACGTTGCGGCCGGTGTCGTCGAGCACCAGGCATCCCCGGTAGATGGATGCCGAGTCCCAGCCGTCAACGGTCGTGTCCGAGGGCAGCAGCAGCGGGCAGGGCTGCACGTCGAAGTTGACGTAGTCGGTGGACACCGCCGTGAACAGCGCCCGCCGATTGCCCTGGCTGGAGCCGCCGCCGTCAGTGATCGCCAGGTACATCACGCCGCCCAGGAAGAAGGCATCCAGGTGCCACCAGTTCGTGGCATCCGCCGAGTTGGCGATCTTGGGGGCGTTGACGCGGGTCGGCGCGGACCAGCCGGTGAGCATGGTCGGGTCGCTGGTGGTTCGCATCTCGATGAACGTGGCCGTGTCGGTCACGTCGTTGACGCAGTACATGATCCACTGCTGGCCGTCCCAGACGGGGCACGGCTCGGAGACGTTGAACCCGGTCGACGCGACGATGGTGGTCTCCGCCGTCCAGTTCACGGCGTCGGTTGAGGTGCGCAGCGCAACCCCGTCGTTGGTGCCGGTGCCCGACCGCCAGTACAGCAGGTTGATCGTCTTCCCGTCCGGGCTGAGCCTGATCCGCGGGTCACCGAAGTGCCCGGTGGTCGGGGTCGGGGTGACCGGGTTGGTCAGGCCCGGCGGGACGGTCCAGGTGGTCCCATCGTCGGAGACGACGATGTTGGGGTCCTCGGCGCGCACGTTGTTGTTGTCGAAGTTGACGAAGGCCATCACGTACTTGTGGCCGGTAGAGGCCACCCCGGTCGGGGAGTGCAGAACCGAAGGCTCGGTCACGGAACCGTCGGACCCGGCCGCCACCGGGAGCGTGTCCTTCACCGCCGCGTTGTACTGGCTGCCGACCTTCGCCCCGTAGTAGGAGCCGAGGTGCCGCAGCAGCAGGTGTCGCTCCTGGGCGGTGAGCGACCGGCTGTAGACGAGGATCTCGGCGACGTCCCCGGTGAACGGTTCCCCGCCGCCTCCCCGTGCGCCGAGGGTCAGGGTGGTGGCCCCGGCGAGGCCGCCGCCGCCGGTCTGAACGATCTCCGGGTACTGGTTGTTGCCGGTGGTGCGGCCGGTCGTTCCGTCATGGGCGAAACAGGTCACCCCTGGCGCCCCGTATGCGATGGCCTGCTGGAAGCCGATGCCGTAGTCGCCGACGCCACCCACGGTCGTGAAGGGCACCCCGAAAGCCTTGCCTGACGTCCACCCGAAGCCGCCGCTGCCGTTGTCGACGCTGACGATTCGGCCGGCGGTGGAAGGGTTCGCGGCCTCCCGACAGACGATGATGACGGTGAGGGGGGCGAGCTTGGGCAGGTTGCCGAGCGTCGTCGTGGTGAGCGTGGTGGGGGCGGTCGCGTTGAAGGACACGACCGGTCGTCCGCCGATCGCGTTGGCACTACCACCCGCGTGGTAGGTGGGCTGGTTCGCGGACGTGCCCTGGGTGGCGGCGATGCCGCCGACGCTGTCCGTCCAGGTCGCCACGGAGGTGCCGTCGCTGGCGGTGATGGTGTCGGCCCGCCAGCGGGCGACGAGACCGGAGATGCGGGTCGGGTCGAAATGGTCGCGTACGCGCCGGGCGGCGGCCACGTTGGCGGCGGCGACGGTCTGCGGCAGTGTCGACCCAAAGGCCGCCCTTAGGGCCACCGCCGTCGAGCTGCCGGAGTTGGTCACCAGTGGTGCGACTGTGGTGTCCAGATTCGCGTCGTACGGCGGCGCGGGAGCGGTGCCCCCGTAGGCGACGGCGATGCCCATGTCCTCGAGGACGCCGAAGATCACCGGGTCGACGTCGACGTTGGCCGTACCGTTGGTGAAGGGCAGAACGATAGTGTCTCGAACCGTTATCGTTCCGGTGAAGTTGTTGATAGGGTGCGTGAGTGTTACCAGCATGTCGGGGCCCCTATGAGGTCATGCGGTCGAGGGTGAGCAGCAACCCGGCGACGATCAACGCGGCGGGCCAGTAGATGACCGCCACCCCGGCGACGATGAGCAGCAGGGCTAGCAGGCCCTCCAGGACACGGAGACTCACGAAGACTTCCGCACGACGGACAGGTTGATCCCAGACAGCACGATGACGTCCTCCGGCTTCAGCCACTTCAGCCGGTCGCACAGGCGCTGCTTGATCTCGTCCGCCTGCTGAGACGACACTACCTGCTCGGTGCTTAGTATGACGACGTCGCCGGGCTGAACCAGATCGGCCTTCAGGACGACAGCCTCATCGGTCACCAGACACTCCCTGCCAGGTCGAGCCCGCCGAACGTGCGGTAGCCCCAGCAAGCCAAGGTCACCGCCACGAGGGGTGTAATGTCTGCGGTCTGCTTCTTGCGGTCCCAGGCGAACCCGCCCGCCAGCTCCCGCATCTGGGCGCCGTTCACGGCCGAGTCCAGTTCGGCCTCCGGCAGGTGGCGAACCTCGCCGTCCTTGACGGCGTCGTACATCCACCCGCACGCCTGCGCGTAGTCGCGGGCCTGCACCGTGTGGATCCGCACTCCAGCCTTGACTAGGTCGTCGATCAGGCTTCCGGCGGGCGATGCAGGGTCGATCGCGACGCCTCCACCGTTCTTGCGGGTCTTCTGGACCAGTTCGGCCGTAACCCAGTCCGTTCCAGGCCGATTCTCCACCGTTTCCAGGTGCAGAACACCATCTGGACGGGGCCCACAGGCACTGATGGACGCCGACGCCCGGTCCCACGCCACATCCACGCCGAACGTCAGATCGCCATCGATGGTGGAGTCGGCGTCGGTACAGGCCTCCCACGTACCCGGAAGGAACACCCCACCCAGGCTGGGAACCAGGTCGAAGACCCCGAGACGCTCCCGGAGCAGTCCGGCCTGGGATAGTGACCCCCGCTCAATGCGGAGGAAGTCTGGAGTCACTCGAGTGCCTAGAGCCGGGTTGGCCATCGCCAGCAGCTCGGGGTCGGTGACGTCCGGCGGAGGGTCGTCCGGCTTGGGCTGCGGGATGGACCACTCCATGTAGGCCAGCGTTGGCGACCCGGCCACGCCCCGCTGGCGGATCTTGGCCAGCACGACGGAGTGTTCCTTGCCCGCTGAGCTGGTGTACCACACCTGCGGGTCCCGCGCGGCCGTCATGGTGGGGACCAGGGCCTCGAGCTCGCCATCGGTGAGGTCGTACGCCTCGTCGAACACGAGAAGGTCAGTCTTGGACAGGCCTCGTCCGGAGTTGGGCCCCCGGGCGATGAACTGGATCTTGGCGCCGGTGTCCAGCATGATCGACTTCTCGATCGGGCTGTTGAGCACCTTGCGGACGCGCCGCTTGAGGTCCGGTGAGCCGTCGATGACGGCCATGATGCGGGCGAATGCGTCGGTGGCGGTGCGGAACTGCTGCGCCGTGTGGAT